AATACCTAAACGTATGAACCAAGAACAATACGAAAGATTAAAACCATTTAAAGATAGGTGGTTGACTTTTAAAACAAATCACGCTATGAAGTGGACTGCTTTAGAGTTATTAGCATTTCAGCAAGCCCACAAAGATTTGTTTGGATATGTGACTGCAAACATTCATTGCGGTAACTGCCAGAACGAAATGATTCACAAAATATTTAACGCATTTGAAGAATATGAATCTAAAATTTAAACACTCAGGCGCAAGTGGAGATATTCTCTACGCTATGCCTGCTATTCAAAAAGCCTGCGATATTTACAGCGAACAAGCTATTCTTTACATAAACGTAAACGCACCTAATGTTGGTGGCAATCCTACCTTTAAACACGCTTACGGAAATGTGATGCTAAACGATTACGCATACAAGATGCTCAGACCTTTGTTGATGGAGTTTGACTTTATCTACGATGTGTTACCATACCGAAACCAAAGATTAGATTACGACCTAGACAAGTTTAGGAGCATAGGAATGAATCTAGCTGCATACGATATAAAACGATGGTATGCTTTAGCCTTTCCTGAATTAACAAATGTAAACTACTCAGAACGAATGTTGCACATTGATACTATGCCAAATGATTACATAGTGGTAAATAGAACCGAACGCTATCAAAACCCAAACATAGACTACACAGTCTTAAACGACCTTAAAGAAACAATCTACTTCACAGGTTCAACTGCTGAGTATTCTCAATTCAGTCAAAAGGTTAACTGCAAATATCTGGCAGTTCAGAACTTCTTAGACTTAGCTAGGATAATAAATAACTCGAAGCTATTTATCGGGAATCAATCAATGAACTTTGCCATCGCTGAATCTTTAAAATGTAGGCGTGCATTAGAGATATGCTACTATGCGCCCAACGTAATACCTGCGGGTGGAGAATATTACGAGTTATGGAGTACTGAAGGATTAATTAATGCAATAAAATGAGAATACTATTAGTAACAGGGCAAAAAATAATGGGTGGCGAATACCACAGGCTTATCGTTCCACATTCAAAGATGCACTTACAAGGACACGAGGTCAGCCAAATGGCAAGCATAGACCACGTTCCCGAATCGCAGCTATCTCAGTTCGATTTAATTATTGCAAGCAGGTCCATATCAAGAATAGGCAACGAGGAAAACGTATGGAAGATTCTTAAAAGATTAGGCATCCCCGTTATAATAGATACGGATGACCATTATCAGTTAAGCGATAGCCACGTTCTAAAAAAAGAGTGGAAGCTAAACCATAGGGCTGAGGCATTGATTTACAACTTTAGCCAAGCGGATGCTATTATGGTAACAACACCATATCTCAAATATGTAGTGTCGCAGTTTAATAAGAACGTGGAAGTGTTCCCAAACACAATAGACTTTGAGCAACCTCAGTTCATACCTAACCCAGAGATTGCAGCAATGAAGTCCGAGTTGGTAAACATTGGATGGAGTGGTTCAGTAACTCACTTAGAAGACTTGCAACTAATCGAAGGCGAAATCCTATCTTTGAATAAAAGTCCTTACAAGGATTACAAGTTTATGCTTGCAGGATTCTACGATGGTGATTCGATTTGGCATAAGTACGAAAAGATATTTACTAGTAACTACATCCTTGACGATAACAATTACGGAAGAATAAACGCAGCAGATGTTTATAGCTATGCTCAAGCGTATAATTTAATGGACATTGGGTTGATTCCTTTAAGATATAACGAGTTCAATAGAGCAAAGTCAGAATTAAAGATGCTAGAGATGGGTGCATTCGGTTTAGGTGTTATTGTATCGGATGTGGAATCCTACCAATGGATGAGCAAACACGGAAAGAACTGCTTAGTGGCAGGTAAAAAGGATTGGTACAAGTCAATGCGTAGATTGATTGAGAATCCTGAGTTGAGAAAAGACTTAGGTAGTCAACTAAAAGAAGATGTTATGCAAAATAGCAATGAAGCGTTATGGCGTAAGTACAGAATGGAATACTACGAGAGTATTATAAGTAACAAATAATATATTTAAAAATATGCAAAGCAGAAAAGTAAAAATTTCAGAGGTCAAGTCAAACCCAAACAATCCTAGACAAATAAAGGATGATAAGTTTGCAAAGTTGGTAAAGTCAATCAAAGACTTTCCTGAGATGCTAGACATTAGACCAATAGTAGTTAACGCTGATATGGTTGTATTGGGCGGTAATATGCGTTTTAAGGCGTGCAAAGAAGCAGGACTGAAAGAAGTGCCTATCATTGTAGCAGAAAACCTCACAGACGAGCAGCAAAAAGAGTTTATAATCAAAGACAACGTGAGCGGAGGTGAATGGGATTATGATATGCTTGCCAACGAATGGGAGGCAGAGCAACTAACTGAATGGGGTTTAGATGTTTGGAATCAACCTACAGATGTTGACTACTCGATACTTGACGGTGACGACGTATCAAAGGAACTAGGCGAAATGTCGAACGGGGTAAAGAAGGCTATATTAATTGAGTTTGAACTAGAGCACTATGAAGAAGCCTTAAAGATTATTAAATATTGGAGAGACAAAGAACTTTACATTGGAGGTTTTTTAATTGAACAATTAAAGCTAGAACAAGATAAAATATGATAATACCTCAGGATAACGGAAAAGATTACAGAACAAAAAAATTTGTAGAGTATCAACACGAAGTTCCGCCAGTTCATAGAGCGATTTTAATAAGTTACGCAAAAGACAAAAAGTTAAGCAACAATGATTTAATATTGTTAGCTTGGCTTATGTCTAACACTTATCACGAACTTACTGCAATACTTATGTTTGAAGAAGTAAAGTATTCAAATAATTATTATAATAATTTTAAAAATTGGTATTTACTAAACGAAAAAAAAATACAGTTTGGGTCCGCAAAAAAATATAACGCAATGAATTATAGATTTTTGACTACAATAGATTTTTACCAACAAAATTATGGAGAAAATTCATTTTACAAAATAAAAAGTAGTTTAGATAAAATAAAGGACCCTAATTTAAAATATGAATATTTAATAAACTTTAATAAAACTTGCAAGAATCACGGGCGTTTTTCTTCTGATTTGTTTAATGAAATAGTTTTAACGTTTCAGGAGGAAAATTTTTTTTACTTAGGAATAAAGCCAAGCGAAGTTTACGACTGGAACAATTGCGCTAATTTAACATCAGGCGTTTTAAATTTAATGTACTTAGATAATTTAGCTGAAAAGTTTGATAAAGGGTTAATGAAGCCTAACGAAATTAAAACGCTTAGCAAACACCTTAAAAATAAAGTATTACAAATACAAAATGAAATATTTAAGACTTACGGGAAAAAAGTTGAAACTTCTTTATTTATAGCAAAAATATGTTCTTTTAGAAATCTTTTTAAAAATAATAGATACGGAGGTTTTCACCACGATAGACAACTTGAATACTTATTAAAGTATAATAAAGAATTTCCGCATAAAAAAGAATTATGGGAAAGCATATTGAAATATAGGAGTCAAAACTTTAAAACAACTTTACTAGGAGAATTAAACGACTGGAAAGGAGTCAGGAAAAATAGAAAAAAAATATGGACTTCAACTGGTTATACGGGAGTTGAAAAAGAATCTTTAAAATTTATATGAGTATAGCTAAAAAGAAAATATTTTTTATTGTAGGTAATTACGGTGTAGGAAAATCAACTTTAATTGACCAACCTATATTGTCGCAAACAAAAATGTTCTTAGAAATCCGTAATAATGTATATGTATTAGGTAATAAGATAATTGGCGCCGATAGTTTATCTGCATTTAAAAAAGAATATGTACTAAAAGAAATAAAGCGCAATACAGATAAAAATATATTAATAGCAGGTAACTATTATTGTCAAATAAAAGATTTTGAAGAGTTAAGGTCATACTTTGACTTAGTTCTATGCTACTTAAAAACAGACTTTGAAAACAATCTAAAAAGGATATCGCAAAGAGGTAAAACAATAAACGTAGCTACATATAACAATAAACTTAAAAATCATATATCGTTAATAAAAAAAACCAATGGTATTAGAAAATTATATATTATAGACAATAACAGAACTATACAAGAAGTAAAGGATGAATTTTATAAAATATTAGATATAGAAACAAATGAAAAGAATAGACTTAAAACTAGTTAAACACTCTGTAAAGATAGGAGATAAATGCGAATACATTGAACCTAACGTAACAGAGGATTGTATATTTTACGATAACGACGAACCGATAGGATTTTACATGACTAAGATGCCTGACAATATGTGTAAACTTGCAGACTTAGCTGATAAAGAACTTAGGAGCAAAAACGTACCTAAAACAAAAATGAACCGTCCAACCGCAGAAGGCTACGACGAAATCACTGGTAAAGGAATCTATAAGTATGTTTCTCAATTTAGTACAATTATAGGTAGCTGCCCGCCAAAACCTCATATGAGAAGGAACTATGCTACACTATCATCCGTTCATTCAGTAAAGACTGCGCAAACTTTTATAAAAGCAATGTTATTACTAGCTAAAGAGAGCGAAAAACTAATAAAAGAAATAATGCCGAATCAATATGATAGACAAGTAGAACTTTTTAAAGACACGAACGACAAGTGGAAGTTTGGAAGCCTGTTTACTAGTTCAATCTCAAACTATAATATATCAGCACCGTTTCATAGAGACAACGGAAACGTACAAGGAGCCGTTAATGTAATTATTTGCAAGAAGCACAATTCAAAAGGCGGCGATTTACATATACCCGACTATAACGCAACCATAGGGCAAAAAAATAATTCAATACTAGTATATCCTGCTTGGAAAAACGTTCACGGGGTTACGCCAATTTTACCTACACACGAAGGAGGATACAGAAACTCGCTTGTATTTTACCCGCTTAAAGCATTTAAAGGATTAAAAGACTAAACCTATGGCATACGATAGAATAAAAATATACAACCAAGCACTTGACCTAATAGAGAAGAAGAAACTTTTTTTTATTGAGGATGTAGT